GAAATATTTTCTGTTGTCCTTGACTGCCGTATCAAGACTGTCTAAGTCTTGTTCTATATGCGCCAAATGGTTATTCTTAATTATTTCAATCTCTCTATGGAGTTCTTGTGTTGTTATTCGTTTGGCCATTATAATGATCCAAAAGCATTATTATTAACATATATAGTATGTAATTGAGCATCATATTCTGCTATTGTAATTTCATTACTGTGTAATTTTTGTTTTAATTCTGCAATTTGTTCTTCCATTTTACATTCCTAATAAATCTTTACATTTTTGGCAAAATGCTTTTATATGTTCTTTAATTTTCTGTATCATAACCTATACTCTCCCTTATAGTGTTTAGTTGGTGTGCATCCTGTTGAATTAAACATCCGACATGAGTTGATTCTCCGCCTTCTGCTGGATGACTCCATAACCACTCTGAATCTGGGTATATGTCATTTAATCCTATGCTCATTGTTTCGAGCCATTCTGCACTTTTATCAGGCCATGTATATACATAAGCCTCATGTTTAGTATGTGGGAATAAATTACTCCATGTTCTTAAACAATTTTCATTTGTTTGGACAAATAGTATTTTATTCATTTTAAAAGCCTTTCCAGACCAAGGACAACTTGCCCTAATGCTGTCAAAATATTGACCCCAGGGGCAATTACTTTTTGCCGCCTCGCTGTCCACCTTTTTTCTTCTTCTTTTTCTTTCCGCCTCTTTGTCCTTTACCCATTGGCATAATATACTCCTTTTTTTTACATTGCGGCGTCGTTTATTTTACGCCATGCTAACCCGTTATAAACACATACTAATGATAATGTTGTATTAAACACCATATATCCTGCGGCCATGCCACTTAGTGCATTTATTTCTGTTGTTGTATAATTTTTTAACTGTAAGTAATTTCTTGGTGCAACATTTAGTGCGTCAACTGTTTGAGCACTATAGATGCTACCATCCATTTGTATGTTTGCGTTACCCTGTGTACCAAATCCTCTGGTACCTGCCGCGGCATTGAACTCTATGTGTTTGTTGGGTCTAAATTTAACTAGACTTTGTGAGACACCTGTACCTGGCTGACCTAAGTACTTACAGTATATTTCTTTAGTTAATGGCATAACACCATCACCCACTGTAACACCTACAGAGGCGTCTACGTATACATGCTCACCTAGGGTCATTTCATAACTGTTACCGTCATAACCATAATATTCTACTTCATGTACTCTGTCATGTGCACCTGATCCTGCTGTTTCTAAAATAGTCGGACTTGCTGTTGTACCTCTGGATCTTTTATATATTTCTTCAATAGCGGCACTAGTACTTCTACTGTTTTGATATTGTATAACTTCAGGCCCTGATTCGTCTGTAATAACATTTAAACCTGTTTCCCACGTACCTACATTATCACTATGTGCTGTAAGTATACCACCTTCTGTATTTCCGCCTGTTTCTGGGAAGAAGAAGTTAGTACCACCACTTCCTAACCCAACATCTGACATTCTTACGCCTGAGAAGGATATTGTGCCTCCTGATGTAGTAGGTTTAAATGCATCTGCGTGTAAAGTACCACCCTGACCTACTTTTACGTTACCTTGTACTAGTGCTTCACAATTTGTTGGATTTCTGACTGCTCCTACCAGACTTTGCGGATTTTCTTGTCCTAATCCACTTGTTACACCTGTTAATGTGCCAGCATCTGTATATAATCTGTAATATCCACCACCTGCACCTTGTACAAAGAATGTGTTATTGTTAAGGAATGCTAAATCACTGTTTATAGTACCGCTAAATGTTATTGGTTGTCCATTAAACAAGCCTGGATCACTATTAAATAATATCTGATCTATACTGCCTGTGTTAACATTACCAAAGTAATTGTCTATAGTTAAAGATGTATTACCAGATTCTACAATTAAATTACCAGAGTAAGCAATATTACCTGTACTAGTACCTGATGCCAAGTATGTAGTAACTTCAGCATTACCGTAACTAGAACCTGAACCACCAATAGTTAGTGTGTTACCTGATGTTGATAATGTTATAGCACCACTACTTGCTATGTCAAATACAGCATTTGACTGGCTGGCTTGTATGTTTGTTTGCCCTGATACTGTAACAGTACCAAATGATGTACCGCCTGGTACATTGGTTAAACCACTACCATTACCTGTAATTACACCAGTTGTTGTTATATCTCCAGTAGTGTTTAATGGTACATTTAAATTTGCTTCTGTAGATTTTAGTAATAGTGTACTTGTTTCAGTACCTGCTTTAATTAATCTAAAGTCTATCTCACCGTCTTCTGCACCATCTGTAGGATCTGTAATTTTTGCTAAAACATTTGCGTATGTTTTTAGGCCAGAACCTGTGTTTGTGGTCATACCCTGTGTGTTTAACACACTTAACTGATCGCCTGCCACACCTGCGGCAAAACCAGCATTTTTGTTTTGCTTCATTACTAACTGTGTAGGTATAGCAGAGTCGTTTCTGTTGTTTACCATTGTTAGGGCCGCATTACCACTATAGTTAGTCATTGTGGTGTCACCACTTATATCTACTTTACTGTTTCTTAAATTGACTTCACCAATATCTACATCATACCTTATTCTGGCTTTTTGTAAATATACATTTGAACTTCTGGCCGCACTATCCGGACCTAATGTTATAGCATCTCTGGCCTGTAACATAGCATATGTTACATTTGCTGTTGTAGGATTAATATCACTTGTGCTGGCAGATACTAGACTTTGACATGCTTCATCTGTGTATAGCAGATAATATCCGCCACCGCCACTGAATGCCCTTGTAAAGAATACATTATCAGATTTTATAGAACCATTTGCAAATGGATTAGTTGCACTGGAATCCTGAATTAATATTTTTGTTCCGTCTGGAAAATGAGGATCATTAGCACTACTAAATCCTAAATAACTTGTTCCGCCACCACTTCCAGCAGAACCGAAAATAAGACTTAAATCTACAGTAGTATTACCACCATATAATTTAGGTGCTTCTGCTCTACTAGATGCTGAAACAATTGCGGCTCCTACATTTGTTGTAGCACTTATATTTCCGCCTGCTATGTTACTGGTACCTGTGATGTTACCAGTTGCTGTAATAGTACCTGCTGTTACAAAATTACCGTCTATATCTAAATTTGCTGTACCAAAAGGTGCACTTCCTGAACCAAAGTTCTTTTGTGAGGTTTTGTTAAACCTTATAGTACCATTACCCATTAATGTTAATACTGGGGTTAAATTATCATCATTATTTAATTTAGTAACAAATTCTTTAGTTAGTGCAACGTTACCTGTTGTGGGTGTTTGAATACTGTTATCATGATATACAAATTCTTCAAATTGATCTATATATGCTGTTCCATCATGGGCTTCATAACTTATAACACTTACTAAATCATTGTTTCCTATAACTGTGGGCGATGCTGTACTTCCATTACTACGTTTAAATTGTAATTTATTACCAGTTGTGCTACTATCAGAGTATTCACCTAATATTAGACTTGGTGGTGGGTTTGCACTTGTTGTATCTCTAACTACATGTATTTGTGCTGTAGGAGTTACTGTTCCTAATCCAATACCATTAGTTGTAGCATCAAATGTAAAGCCTTTTATACCATCTACAGGCGTTGCTGAGTTAATTTGTACATTACCTGTTGTGCTTATAAGACTGTTACTAGTAAGGTTGCTTGTCATAGCCAAACCATTACTTTGTATAAAGGCTTGTGCCTGTGCGTTACTTAAACCAAAAGATGTTAAATCTGGTGGTGTGTATGTAAATACACCTGAGCTGTTATTGTATGCAAGTGTTCCTGCACCACTGGCAGTTGCCTGAGTTACACTTAATTCTGTTAATTGTATACCTGGTACTGCTGGTGCAAATGTAAATGCACCTGTACTATTATCGTATGCTAAAGATCCACCACTACTTGCACTTGTTGTTGATACACTTAAATTTGCTAATCCAATACCTGGTACTGCTGGTGCAAATGTAAATACACCTGTGCTGTCATTATATGCTAATGAACCACCACTACTGGCAGTTGTTGTCGATACACTTAAATCTGTAAGATCTATAAAACCAGATAATGCAGGAGGTGTATATGTAATTACACCTGTGCTGTTGTCATATGCTAAAGTACCTGATCCACTAGCACTTGCCTGTGATACACTTACTGCCGCTCTGCTTCTGGCATCAGTATAGTATAAATTTGTGCCTTCTGCTAAATTACTTGTAGATTTAGTTGCTAGACTAGTGTCTGCTGGTGTAAAGGAAAATACGTTAGTTGCACTATCAAATGCTAAAGCACCATCGCCTGAAGGCGATGCTGTATTAACACTTATTGATGACAAATTAGCATTTGCTACTATAGTACCAGATCCTCCTAGATCAATAGTAACACCATTAACTACAACATTACTGTTTGCTAATGAGCTATTTTGTATTTCTCCTTCCTCGTCCATGGTATTGATACTACCATAAAAATTAGTGCCGTCATAAAAGAATGTAATTACATCTTCTGCATTTGGGTTTGTACTTAATGTAGAATCGTTATTTACCCATTTCCATGTTGGAGAGAAATCACTAGTAAATATTCTGTGTCCTACTGCATCTTGTTTTAAAATCATTGTACCAGAGTTACCTGCTACAAAATTATTCATTGTTAAAGTAGTTACATTAGATACCAAGTTAAATTCTTGCATGGTACCACCATTAATATCAAATGTTAATGTACCACTTGACACATTTCCTTGATCAGAGAATGTTTCTACAAAATTCTTTACAGTTAATTTACCAGTATGTGATTTATCACCGGTAATTGTTTGTGTTCCTGCAATATGTACTAAATCTGATGTATTTTTTTCAATTAAATTATAAAATGTACTACCATCATTAGTAAATGACCATTTATCTGTGGTTTCATTCCATTTAATTTTTGTACTTGTTGATTGAGGCCTATTAGATATAATTTCTACATCTGCATCTGTTGTTGCATTTGCATTAAGTGTAATCTTTTGGTCTGTAACATATAAATCTGCTACATTTTCGTAATTTAAATTACCATTTACTGTTAAATTACCGCCTACTGTAAGTGGATTTAAGGCTATATGAGCAAGAACTTGTGCATTTGTTAATTCATCTATATTAGTTAGCCCAGAACCGTCTCCTACAAAAGCACCTGCTGTGATAGTGCCTGACGTTGTGTTATTTGCACTTTGTTTAAAGTATAAATTTGTACTGCCTTGTGCTAAATCATCTGTTGTCCTAGCACCAAAAGCCGCGACGCCATTAAAAGAGATTACACCTGTGGAATTATCGTATAAAATCGGGCTAACATTACTAATTGCTTCCCTAATAGCAGAATCACTTACAAAAGATGCAGATCCTACTATAATATTACTAGGTACACTAGTAACTGATACTGTTGTATTTTGTAAGTCTACCGATACATTTGCTTCTGATGTGGTGACTGTTATATTGCTTAATGCCATTTTAGTCTCCTATGAAGTTGGTATTACGGTATATCCTGCACCTAAAGTTGGGTCTCCAATATTTACATCAGGTTCATAACGTTCAATCACTGCCCATCTGTGTGATTCTGTTGTGGGAGGTGTAACATTTGTGTTAGTCCATTTAAATGAGACTACTGTTATTGGGACATTTGTTCGAGCATCTGGTATAATATTACCTGTATAACGTTGACTAGGTATTGTAAAGTTAACAGTACCTGTTGCGGCATTTTGTACAACTATATTTGCGGCGCCTATCTCTGAATTAGCATAACTGCCTGTTACAGAACTTGTTGTAAAGTTAGGTTGTCCATCTGTTGTATTATATGTCATTTGATCTACAATTATTGTTTGCTTGTCTGCTTCAAAAGTATATCCTACTATACTAGTGTTATAATTGTATGTAAACGTTTGTTGCGTTGAAGGAAAAAGTTCGATAACTTGTACGTTATCGGCTCCGCCTACGTAATTTGAAAATGATAAAAGTCTTCCACTCATGATGCTCGTCTCCTATTGGAACTTGCTATATGCGTGATCGCATATAACCTTAATTTGTAGTACTATTTATCCTTTTTACAGATTTTAGGTTATATTTAGATATCTACGTTTAGCAATGTATTTTACTGCTACAAATCCGCTACCACCATTAGCACCAGCACCTCCACCATGGCCTGAATTAGGCGCACCTGCAACTTCTACGTTAGCACCACTGGTGTTATCATAAAAGCCATCATGGCTTTCATTTCCGAACACACCAGTTACCATAGATATTGTGTTAGCGCCTGGGTTAGAATCTTCTACTAGAGGACCATATCCACCTTGTCCTCCTGCGCCATATAATACTACATTACCGGTAACTGAAGCATTAGTACCTAATCCGCCATTGCCTCTGTCATATCTTGTACCATTAAAATGGCCAGCCTGTCCGTTGCCAACAGATCCGCCTCCGCCACCTCCGGCCTGGATGGCATGCCAATCATTGTCATTGTTATCATTTAATAAACCAAATCCTCCATTACCTGCGCCTGTGCCTGTACCTGGTACACCTGCTATGCCGTCTCCTGATCTAGGAAATGGGGGTGGTATACTAGTTGTAAATCCTTCATCTGTATCTTTTGTGCTTAATCCAACACCACCGCCTCCGGCTCCAGGGCCTGTGCCATCCCTACCATTATTAGTATATAAATTTACATTACTATAAGGTGCTACATTATAATCTTTCACAGATAACATTATGTTTGCATCGAATCCAGGTATTTGTGAATTATGATATGAGACTGCAGATAATGGTGCACCTCCTGGCCAACCCAGGAATCCATTACCACCTCCACCACCACCTGGTGCTGTATTTCCCATAAATGTAGTATTACTACCGTCTCTGGTTGCATTTGCTAAAGTACATGTACCACCTGCGCCTATAACTACAGAATTTGAACCTACACCAACTGCAACATCTGTTAACACATTTACTGCACCTGCGCCACCGCCTCCACTGCCGTATGAAGCATTTGCTGGTTCTGGATAATAATCTCCACGTGCTGTTAATATCTGATCGTTGCTCCAATTCTCCCGTTCTTCTCCCCATATTGATTGATTGGAAAATCCACCTGCTCCGCCACCACCTACTACTAGTACGTCTACATTACCCATATTGGAATCTATTGACGCATCGCCTACTGACGTAATATCGAAAGTAGCATTAGATGTAAATGTGTGATATTTTTGGAATGTGTTAGTTGTTACATTTATAGTACCACCTGTTGCTGTTATAGGTGCTAATGAACTAGCATTTATCACATTGCTAGTTACTACTGGCGTAGTATTAACATCACTAGTATACAAGTTAAATGTAAAATTTACATTACTGTCTGAATTTATATCTAAATTTTTTGTTATACTTAAATTACCACTTGTAGGCAATGTTAAAGTATTTGTCATTCCCTCAGCATCTATAAAATCACTTGCAGATGCTGTTCCTGTTATATTCCATATAACAGTAGGCATAACTGTTCTGCCAGATGCCTGTGTAATATTAGTTGTTACGTTAAATGTAACCGTAGAGTTGTTTGTATCAGATATTACTTCATTTATTGCGTATACAGGTTCATCAAATAATGCCTCTACATTGCCTTCATCTGTTCTAAAAAAACCTACTCTTTTACTTGGCATATCTTACTCCGGTTTATTTGGCCAGGTTACACTATCTCTGTCTGTGATATCAGGATATGTTGCTGGTAAATCTCTTAATTGTTGTCTGTATGTTACCCACTCTGCTTTTTTGCTGTCACTTAATGGGCTATCTGCACCCACTGTCCAGTCGCAACTGATTAAATCTGCTGTTCGCTTTGTTCTCAGCCAATGATTAAGGTCTTCTGTTTGTGGGTTTGCTACAACTGTTAATGTATCTAGATCTACTCTTTTATTTTGTATATCATCTGTAAATATATCCAGACTAGCATGTTCTGTAAATTTTGCTAATCTTCTGCTGAGTATATCTGCACTCATGCTTCTGCATATTATAATACTGCCAGTGTTTTTGTTATATATTGTTCTGTACATTATTCTTTCTCACCCTTTGTAACTCTAAGGAACTGATAACCCATGTTTGCAAAACCTCTAAATGCTGGTGTTGTATCTAAATCATTAAATCCTTCTAATTTTACAGTTGCATTTGCTGGTTTCATATCTGATGCCGCACCGTCTGTAACAGCCGCCGCAATTGTTAATGGCATTTTTTTAGCCAAGCCTATACTTGTGGGCGGATTACCATCTGGTATGTTTGTAAAGCTCATACTGGTTGATATACTTTGTGTATGTGTTGCTGTAGCATTTGCCCAAACGACATCTACATTACCTCGCATACCATAGTTATAACTGCTACCTGTTGCTGTTCCTACAGGTTGTCCTACTGCTGTTAATTCATAATCTCCCAGATTGATACCATCAGTATCATATTCTTCTTCTGATAATAATAAATGACTTTGCGTCGCAACATTAAAATTACTTGTAGAATGTGCTGTTGCTATGTTATTCGGATTATCTGCTAACTGCGTTCCTGCACCAAACGTTTTCATAGCATCATTAACTACAATACCACCATACAACTGATTATTAAGATTTAAATTAGCATATTCTCCTGTATATACACCAGGAACAGGCAATGCTACTACTGGTATACTTGGAATACCGCTGTTACCCATTTCTCCTTCATTTTGAGCTGTAGTATGATTGTATATACCACTATCATGAAACATTAACACTACTTTTGCGGTAATTATACCATCACCATTATCCATTTCTGTTACACGCATAACTCTGTATGCCTGATTATCGAATCCGTATCTGGCATTTGTAACTTTAACTACATCTCCCACATCAACTGTGAGTGCTGTATGATTAGCCTCAAATTCTAGTGTTCTACCTACTCTGCCTTGTAGTAGATCTATGTTACCTAAATTTGTAGCACGAGCCTTGTCATTAGTTAAAAACAATCTTGTACTTAAAGTATTTGTTGGCTCATTAGTATTTCTGCTGTATCCTGGAAAACCTTCTCCGAATAATGGCGGAGGAGGAACTTCTAAAAATACATTATCTGTTTGGTCTTTTGCTTCACCATTACTATATTCTATATCTGCTTGGTTATAAGTTGTAAATAATTCAGGATCTGCTACTGTTATACTGCTTACTATATTATCATCATTAAATATAAAAGCATTGGCAAATTCTGCTGTGGTAACAAGTCTGTTTGGTACTACTGAGTACTTTCCTGCTTTGGGATTGTATGTAAAGAATGTTGCACTATTTTGACATATCTGATCTATGTTAGTTAAATTAGGTTGGAATGTACTTAAACCACCATTAATTTTCCATCTATGATGTGATGTAGTAGTACCTGAACTAGTGACATATGCAACATCTTCTATTGCATAATCATACATGTCTGTAAATGATGGTAAATCTAAATCATCATCTGTTAAACCACATCCATAACGGTCATTCTTAAGATAATCTAATAAAACGTTTGCTGGATTATCCAGGCTGTTTTTAAAATCATAACTTATTGTGCCTAATCCTTGTAGTCCATTACCTGCATCGTAATCTACTTCTACAATACTGATTATAGCATTACTACCTAATTTATTAGGATCTCCTGCCCAGTTAGTAAACATTGTATTTGCCGCTACGGCTGTTGTACTGCCTCCTGGTGCTGGAAATATTTGTGCATTTGCATGAGTGTTACCTGAGTATACTCTACAACGTATTTTACCATTTACATTTGTTACTGCTGTACCATTAGGATCTGTAAGACTAACTACTTGGTGTGCTAATGCACCTGTTCCAAAATTTAACTTACTGTCTCCCCTATAAACGTCGCTTATAGTTACAGTACCTGAGTCTGTTTGTTCACCAATAGCAAAGGCATACACCATTGTGTTATTTTGATTTTTAATCATGGCATCTATGGCTATTCCGCCTAGAAACGATTCGCCATAATATACTGGTAACTTATTATCTGTACTGGGATCTAATTGTATTTTAACACCCGGGTCTTTTGCTGATTGTATACTAGGTACGCCTGGTCCTAATGCTTTTGCTGTTGCTATAGCAATACCACCTGCTAGTAAAGAGGTAGCAATACCTAAACCAGTTAATGTTCCTGCCGCGGCAAAGGCTGCCGCGAATCCGGCTCCTGTAATTGCACCTGTTATTGCGGCCGCTATTGCTGTAAAAATTGCCATATACTATCCCTCATATACATAATTTGTTTCTACTTCTCTCCAACCACGTTTTTGTAAGTCAAAATCTGGTGACTCTACCATGTTTGTTAGTGTAAATGCTTCTATTATGCCTTTTTCTTTTAATTTTTTACCAAATTTTACATATTCTACTAGTAATTTGTAACCTAGTGTTGTGTTTCTTGCTTCTGGTTCTACCCACCATGCATATTCTCTTAATATTTGTACATGAGGTAGCCAGGGATCTGGACTTATACCTGCAACTAACATACCTAAAGGTTTATCGTCTTTTTCTGCTATAAGTATGACACCTTTTTTCATAAATCCTGTAATTAAATTAGTTATATAATTTACATTATATTGAGGATTATGAAATGCACTGAAAGGAGCCGCATTGGCAAAATTAATCATCATTTCCATAATGACTTCATAATCTCCTATTCCTGCTCGTCTTATCATTATCTTTGTATACTCCTTCTACGGCCACCGCCACCGCCACGGCCACCACCACCACCGCCACCTCCGCCTCCGGAGGAACTGAACTCTCTACCGAAGTCAAATTGTACATTATGTAAATCTTTTACTCTGTCCATAATTGTATCTGTGGGGAAGTAACGTTTTCTGTCTACTTCATTTGTTCTTTGTCCTGTAATTTGGTTTTCTAAAATACTTAGTGTACTTGCCGCTGTAATACTTACTGTTGCTGTATTTTCTCCATCCAGTACATCTAATTCTTCTACTACAGAGAAACCTGTAATTATACCTTTAAAACGTTGATATACATTAGTTGTCTCACCAGTATCAGTATTAAAGAAAGCCCTTTGTACTACTACATTACCACCTTTTACTGTGGTGCCTAATACTGTGGTTAAATAATTATTACTATCTACAGGCACACCACTTAAAGATAATTGTAAATCTCCTGTAGTTGCTTTAATGTTTTCTGTAATAGTTCCACATTGTAGGAATCCGCCTAGTGCTTGATATCCAAATGCTGGATCTGTGGCTGTTGCTGTAGGCATTTTATATCCATTAGTTAATTTGTAGGTTGTCGCACCTAATGTTAAGTCTACTAGTAATGCGTGATTTACACTATCAAATGCTACTTCTGGTATACTTGTACTCATTATTGTAATACCTCAATTAATTTTACACTAGGGTTTTTGTATTGTAACCTGTCATAAGGTTGTATAGTGTAAGGGTTATATTCTGCAAATTTTACATTAAAAAACGGAGATACCTGGTATAATTGGACGCTTCCTACATGTTTATTAGGTCTAGATAATGGTATTGCAATATTACTGCTTGAACTAAAGGCAACATCTGCTGTTACTTGAGCAAACCCTCCACTGCCAAAACCACCTACTCTTATCCAATCGCCTGCTCTAACTAAATTACCTGATGGACTGCCTGTAACTGCTGTAGTATTTACATACACATTAGATTCGCCATATACTGAGCTAGTATGGGTTACATTTGCTAAATCAGTTACATCTCCCTGGTATGTTGTAAATCCAGGAATAGCCATAGTATATGCAAATTGTGTATGATCTTTCATAGCCTGTTCTATATCTAAAATATCGTTTCTGTTTTCGCTATAAGATTTACCTGGGCTTATACCTACTTCGAATTGATATATAACATTTGCTGAATAATGCTCTGCGGCATATTGACCACTTAATCCTGTGCTTCTATTTACAGGCTTGTTTAACACTATCTTAAGATATGTTTCTGGCAACATTACGTTACCGAATGCACTTGCTACGCTCATGTGTATAATACCTCCGCGAATTCAAAAGCATCCTGGAATTGTACTGTGACATTACCTGGACCTCCTGGCACTAGGGTATACCTAGGCTTGTTTATTAGTGTAAATGTCATTCTTACATCTGTACCTGTTAACACATTAGGTGAACCTAGCGAGGCATAGCCTCCTGACTTAGTTGTGTATACACGTTCTAAAGGAATGTCTAAATATTTTGTTCCTATACCTCCATAAAAATCACTTGCTGATCTGTCTTCTGCTATCACCATTAAATTTTCATTATCTGTGTCATTTAATTGTATATAATCACCTTTCTTAAAATATAGGGCACCTCCTTGTATATTGTTTTGATTTGTACTTAATGTTAACACTTTAGTACTGGGTGTTAATTGTACAGGAGGCGATTGATTGCTAGTATTTGCTTGTCCTGGTCTGCCGTATACACTTAAATCTAAATTATTAATTGCTGTAGTAGTTGCGTTACCTCTGTATTTTAGTATGTAATCTAATCCTGTATTTGTACTACCAATATTAATTATTTCTGATGTGACCTTTGCATTTTTATCTATATACGCAAGTAAGCCTCTAACATCAGGATCTGTAGCATCTAACACAGGAGGTAACGTCACAGTTAATGAATATGGCCTAATACCAAACACTACGCCTGTAGTTATTTCTGAACTTCTGGATATACTACTGTTTGTTATATCCTGATATGTTAACTGCAGGGACGTCGCATTGTCTATAACGTATTGATAATTACTCATTATCCTGGTACCCTTCTAGCACCTGCTCTGGTTACATTGTATATAAATTCTGGGTCTCTGGCAACTAGTGTTTTAAATGAGGCGGCATCGACTGCATTTATGTTGTATGTTACACTACCTCCTCCAGCACCTCCGGAACCTTGTAAATTGTTGTTTGGTATAATTGTACCACTTGCACCTGGCATGAAGAGCTCCGGTCCTTTTTCGCCCACGATGTATGGTTGGCCAGCACTTACTGGCCCACCTTGTGCTTTAAATAAACCAAATATAGGTTCTGTAATGAACTTTTGTACTATTGCTCTTGCAAATGTTTCACGCAATATATTTCTAAAGTCTTCAAATGAACTTTTACCTGTTAAAATAGCATCTACTAGTGCATCTTCAAATGCTTTACCGGCTTTTACTAGTCCATCTTCAATTGTTTTAATAGGATTAGTCATTTCTAGTAATCTTTCTTGTACTGTTTTAAATATACTTTGTAATAATTCTATTGTTTCTTTTATTTTTTGTGGGAAGTCTCTGGTAAAGAAATCTCCAATTTGTAAAATAATTCTTTCAAAATATCCTAATGTTAAATCTAATTCTCTGTTTGTTTCTGTTGTAGCAACTTTAAATTCTTTAACTTTCTCTACTGATGTAGTACCTATATCTTTGAGGCTATTTAAATATTCTACAATACCTGAAGAATTAAACAAATCAAATTGTTGCATTTCTTCTTCTGCTATAGACATTCCTACAATTAATGCATTTTTAAGATTTGCTAGGAAGTCCTGGACTTCTTCGCTACTGTTTCTTAATCCTGCTCTTTGTAATGCTCCTAAATTGTCGAATTGTTTTGCTAATTGATCAGTCATTACTCCCATTTTAGATAATTCTGCAATGGCATCTCGAGCAAGATTACCAGTTCTAAAGCCTTCAAATACAGCTCTAAAATTAGGACTTTCAATTGCTTTGAAAGACCTATTCATTATATTAACTGAATTCGCTAAATCTTCATAATCTGCTTTTGCTTTAGCACCAGTTACTGGGAATAAATCTTGTCCAGGTATTGCTCTACCTAATCGGACAACAGCATTTACTAAATCTGCTAATGTTTGGACAACTGCTATAACTATATCGATAAATTCATTCTTAAGGAATTTTGCAAATCCTTCAAATCCGCCTTGTTCTTCAGATACTTTTAAAATTAGATCTGTAAAATCTTTTGTTATTTGTTCTAAAGCAGGAGCCAACTCTGCTGTAAAGGCATTTGCAATACCATTTGTTAATGTTTGTAGCTCATTAAAAGAATCATTAAAGTCTTCTACGCCCTGTATTGCACTCGTACTTAATACAGCACCTAAAGCCTGTGCTCTGGTAAACATCTCTTGTAAACCAGCCGCACCTCCCATTAAGGTGTTAACTAACTCTGCACCTTCACTGTCGAACGCCTTAAAGGCAAGTGCTAGTCTTTGCGTTGCATCGTCTGTGTTTGCTATACCATCTGCAAATTCAAATAATACTTCTTCTGCACTCTTAAACGATCCGTCTGCATTTCTTACATCAATACCTAACTTTTTAAGTGCAGGTAATAATTCACCAGCACCTTTTTGGGCTTCACCTAATCTTCTACTAAATCTACGTAATGCAACCTGAGCCTGATCTGTACCTACACCGGCTTGTTCGGCGGCAAACGAGAATTTCTGTAATGTTTCTGCACCAACACCTGTTACTTTACTTACTTTACCAATACGGTCAATTAAAGCCGCTTGTCTGGCTGTCAAGGCGACAAACGCCGTGGTTAAACCTAATACTGCAACTGTGGCTAACTTGGCTACTGCAACTAATCCACCTACTGCTTTACCGGCTACTTTTATACCAGTAGTAAATGCTTTGCTTGATACTTTTAACGTGGCTTTAATAGGTATAGCCATTATAATCTCCTAATAACTTTTTTTAATGTTTTTTCTATAAAAGCAACAGTAGGATCTAGTAGTCCCTTTTTAGGTCTTGCTTTTCTTAAATTCTTTATACTGTAACCGCCTGTTGTTTTACCTGTACCTGCACTTGGTGGATTGGGGTATAGGCCTTGGTCTATAACACCTGAATAATCATAATCACCTTTAAGTGTAAAACCTCTGCTGTTATTTCTGGTAATCTTAGTATTGTCTTTTGCGTTACCTGTTTTACCTCGAGGTGTTACTCTTTGCATTTCCTTAAGGCTTTCATTAGGCAAGGTATTACGCACATAACGTTGCAACTTTTTAACTTTGCGTTTGTATATTTTATCGTTAACCTTTAGTCCCATGTGTTTCCTTAAATTTACTGTACATTTCGTCTATATGACTTTGTTGATATGTACTTGTAATGTCTTCACCTCTTGCTTTCTTATCTGCTCTTACTTTAATCATATTAGCATTACTAAATATCATTAAATCTACTGTTGTTGCACTTTCCAATATTTCAGTTGGCAACTTACCATAACTAGATGCCATGGCATCTATCATTTGTATAAGCGATTCTTCCCGCTCATCAAGTAAAGGAGTGCTTGTTACTTTCCCAGCGACTCGGTTACTTTCAATACTGCCGCATTCATTACGTCCATGGGCAATATATTACCATCGCTCATTACTGGGTGTCCATGTTCGTCTAATATTAACTCCTGAATAACTTTATACATTTCACTAGGGTCATCTTGTTTTACACTTGCTAATTTTGTATATGTATCTATAGGCAATCTGTCTTGCACATAGAAATCTAACTCATCACCGTATGCTTCTACGATATCTGAATCATTAATTGTTATTTTGGTTAATTGTGGTTTCGCGGCTAATTCTTGTAATTTCATATCTTTATTCCTTTATATCTCTTTTTTTCAAATTGTGTAATGCACTTAAACAAAATGCAATACGTTTGTGTGCTTTGGTTATATCACCGCCTGCACATCTAAGTTCATTCTGAGCCTTCGCTATCTCCGTTTCCATGCTCTTCAGCACTTCCTGAGTCTGGTGCTTGTCCCATATCTCCATAACTTTCTTCCTCTATATCTGTATTTATTGTTTTTTTAGATTTTGAGCCCATTTTAATACCATGCTGTTTTGCAAGATCTCTAAAATCATGTGTCTCTCCATCTATAACAACATCGTATGTGTTCATGGTCCATTTACCATCAACTATACATCTGTTTGCTATTTTATGTACTTGTTTATCCATAATAATTCCTTTAAAAGAACACCCCCATTGCTGAGGGTGTACTATGTTTAATTACTAAACGGTTGCTTTAGTCAATGATCCATTTACTATAATGGAACCTGGGCTAATCCAGACGGCTTGATCGATACTAGCACTTGGTGCCAGTCCTGCAATGAAGCCTTTTCCGTGTAAGTAGTAATCACTAGAATCAGCGCCTTCAAATGCAACACTGAAGAATACTTCTGTTTTGCTATTTGATGTGTCAAATAATCCAGCATTTTTTACTGTGTTATTTACGTCTGTGATACCAAAGAATGCATCGTCATCTAACAACATGTTAAATGATACCTCATTCTCTACAACTGTTGTGAAAGCACTACTTGATGTGCTGTCTAAAGTTGAGTATCTTACAGTTCCTGGGGCGGTTGAAACGGAAATATCTTGTACCAAGGGTACGACAAATCCGTTAGTTGCTCCTGGAGCCGCTAGTGTTATACTGTTACCTAATGTGAGGATCGCTTGTGAACCGCTAGTTACATTAATTACTCCTGCCATGTTATTTCTCCTATATGGTAATGAAGTTATACGCGAACGTATAAGTTATTTTGTCATCTGTTATTTCAGTCTCGTAATCACTGTTACTATCTGTAACTGATGTAATTACATTCCTGGCAATTAACAGATTTGAAACAACGGTATTAATATCACTGAGCTGATTTTTGGCATCTGTTGTAAAATAAGCATTTATAGTTGTAGTAGTCTGGTTAACATCGCCCTGATCCAGGGTTCTGTACAACTGTTCTACTGCTATTTCTTGCTCATCTACATAAACGACGTTAGGGTTTTTCTCATAAAGAGGGTTACCACCCGAATCGAATGGTAACTCCTGACTTATTGAAATATTGCTGTGTCCAGATAAGTTAGTTGTGATCTGAGTTATTAAATCTGATCTTTTACTCATTATCTAACCACCACAATACTATTTTTTGACCTTGATCGTCTTGTTCTGGCAAATGTTGTTAATTTCTCATCGGCTTCTACAACACCGTCTCCATCCGCATCATAAAAATCTGCTACACTTAATAATTCTTGAAAGATGTCATTAAATTTAGCGTCATAATATGTTATTTTTGCTACTTCTGGGGACTCGTCGTTACCGAATTCGGCAAACAAAGGCGCGATGTATTCCTTAATACAATAGTAAACAGTCATATCTGTGAATTGTTGCTGTCTACCTAGTGTGTTACTTGGATC